TTATGAACGGACGTCATTGGAAGATTATGCTCATTATTACCATGCAATATCCTCTCGGTATTCCCCCTAATCTTCGGACGAATATCGATTATGTATTTATATTGCGTGAACCTTATATTGCCAACAGAAAACGTATTTGGGAAAATTATGCCGGTATGTTCCCCACATTTGAATCTTTTTGTCAAGTCATGGACCAGTGTACAGAAAATTTCGAATGCTTAGTCATTAACAATAACTCGAAATCCAATAAACTACATGACCAAATATTCTGGTATAAAGCCGAACATCACTCGGATTTCAAGTTGGGCTCCAAAGAATTCTGGGAATTAAGTAAGGATTTGAACAGTGATGATGAAGATGCAGCGGCATATGACCCTAACTCGGCCAAAAAGCGCGGCCAAGGGCCGAAGATTAGCGTGAAGAAGACGTCGAAGTGGTAAGGGGGCGGGCAGCCAGCCCCCTTGATGTTAACACGAAAACCATGACTTACACTTTTGTTTTATTTTGATAATATTCGGTTGAAAGAGAGCGAGCTTAACACACATATCAAATAATGTTTTAAACGCCGCCTGTTGCTCTACATTATCAGGAAACAGTTTATAATGGGTCATAATATAATTAAACATTTCGTTAATTGTATCTTCCAAGTCTTTTGAAGTAAGCTTTGCTGTGCCTGGCGATGATACCATCCCAGCAATAAGTAAAACCAACTCAGGTATATCATTTTGGTCAATTTTACCGTCTTTCATAATCGATTTTATCGAATTATCTACCTGTAAATGAAATGCCACAATATTAGTCGCGTAATCCATTATATTTATTTATTATAATGAAGTTTTAAATCATTATAATAAAATATTATTAGTCACTCTATTCAATAGCATTCTTTATCTCTATGTTGGCACGTTGCGGAGTTCCGCTACTCGGCTCAGACCATGGTCATTATCCTTTGAGGTCACAATATTTTCCCCCTCAAACAGTTCCTTCCGCAAGTCCGCCACCGAAATCTCTGCACCTGCTCTACCAAACCCTGAACCTGTACCTGTGACTGTCTCCGTATCCAAATCTTTAACACTTATCAGATTGCCATCTGCGTCGATGGTCTGTGTCAGAAGATTTCCTGTCTCCAGAGCCTTTTTCTTATTGTCTTCCATCGCCTTCACCTTCGCCTCACGCACACGCTTATCAAACTCCACCTTAGCCGAGTTTTCGTTCTTATTCTTCTCGTGCATCAGTTCATTCAATTCATCTTCCATGTATTCAACGCGTCCCGTCTTGTAAGACTCGGGATGAAACGGCATCCACAACCCAACTGGACCCACATAGACATCGTGATTTGGGTCCACCTCTCTTAAAAGCTTGCAACGCATCTCGGCCTCTTCTTGTGTCGGATAAGAACCTCTAATCTTTACACCACGCACGCTTGTCTGAAACCCATGCTCTTTAGTAAAGCTTTCCTCTAGTAAAGACTCGTTAATATCCATATAATTCTTGAAATCATCTTCCAGAGATGTAGTAAACAATTTATCTTTCTCGTCTTTACAAAATTCTTGTAAATCTTTAGTAATGTTGTCGAAATTCAAACTATACTTATAAGCCAAAAAACTCAAAAAATGATTAAACTTTTCCAAAGATTTATTCATATCCCATTGTTTTAGGAAACTCTGAAAATTATACATTTCGCGATTCTTAATAATCTGCTCCGGCGACACAAATGAAACGCATGCGAATTTCTGTCCAGCAATCGGCTTATCTTCTTCCAACATATCTACGTAATTCTTATTTGACGAACCATCCTTATTAAAACGAGGAGCGGGATTTGCATTATTCGATGCCATATTCGATGCCATTGTATATTTTTATTATATTAAGAGTATTTTAAGTTCTTTTTTAAGATAACTAATTAATATATTATATGCTTCTTCACACTTTTTTTCTTTACAAATAATATAATAACATGTTAGGTATTGATGTGAAAGAACTAATTAAACGCGCTATCAAGTATTTAGTGGAAGGTTTAATGGTGGCCATCGCCGCTTTTGCCATTCCCCAACAGAGTCTAAAGTTCGATGAAATCGCCCTAATTGCCTTAACGGCCGCGGCTACCTTTAGCATTTTAGATACCTACGTCCCAAGTATGGGTGTTAGCGCGCGGACAGGCGCAGGCTTCGGTATTGGTGCAAATCTAGTGCACTTCCCAGGTGGCTTCTAAGAAAGGGGTTTAACTCCTTTAAAACCCCGCGGGCTACGCCCGACATAGTTAAAACGGATGTTCTATATTATCAACAATTATATTTGATAATATAATTTAGTCGGGCGGGGTTTGAAAGGGATAAAGCCCCCGGGGTTTGAAAGGGATAAAGCCCCCGGGGTTTGAAAGGGGTGGAACCCCTTTACTAAATCGTTGCAATGTATTCCCAATTTAGTTCCTCACATATATTCTTCCAAATAACATCTTGTTCTATACGCTTTTCTCTATCCTTTAGCATTGGAAAATATGGCAAATAATGATGTTGCTGTAATAATTCGCATAATTTATACAATGTGTAATAATAATTCAGGAAATTAACTCTATCACCTGGACAAAATTTAGCATATGATCCTTGAATATCCATAAAGAGATTACACAATGTGTTTTCCAAATCGGAACTCATTATCGGTGGCTTTATTCCCAATTTATCTTTTATAAAAGGTATATGCTCATAATATTTATTATACCCCAACTTCTTTAAAATCTCTTTAGTTCTTCTATTGGTCATATAGGATAAGTCAATCCTTTCCTTTTTAATTTGTTGAATAATATTTTCGATAACTTCATCCGGTATTTGTGTGGTTTCTTTAGCTTGAAATTGCGCCAATATTTCGCGAAAATGATTTATACGCTTATAGGCATAAAAGCAAACTTCTTTAGGTGGTTCTTTGTAAGAAGGTTTCTCATTTTCTACTAAATATTTAACGCTGGAAGAACAAGAATTACATATCATTATTCCTTCATAATCTACCGCTATCATTTCACCCTTGTTACAAAATTTACAAATATCTGTAACCGAAATAAAGTTATTAATATCTAGAAATGTTTCATCCACATTTGACATGTATGTTTGAATATTACTTCTTTCATTGGATAATTCTTCCGACAATGTCGTATCATCTGTGCTAATTTTAAAAAAATTATCTAGTAACGTAGTTTTATTTGAACAATCCGCAATCTTTTTCTTGTTTTCGAAATAATTGAAAATATAGGATGAATTAGTTAATAAATATTCCTTTTCTTCCTTCTTTTTAGAGCTTATTTTTTTCTTAATAGTAACCATTCTATCACCCAAATCTAGGCGTTCATCTATAGATAAATTAATATTTTTTAGTTTTTCAATAATTTCTTTTTTTTCTTTCATTAAATTTGGCAATAATTCTTCTTTATCATACTTGAACGAATCTGTAATCTCTTTATGTTTACTATCTAATGTAGTGATTTTGTTTTTAGACATGACTATTTTTTTAACATTTTTTGGCTTAAATGTCGGCATTATATACTTATTATTATAATTATAGTTATGAGTGTTTTGTTTAAGCAACATTTTATTGATTTGCATTTATTATATTGATTTGGTTTAGAAATAATTAATGTTTTCTAATTAGATGCTAATAATGGATATAAAATTTAATATACCAACCGATATAAATATCGACTTGGTTCACCTGCAAACATTATCATTTATTTATAACGCAATTGAATCCGGATGGTCAGTTAAAAAGAGAGATGATAAATATATATTTTCAAAAAAACACGAAGGCAAAAAAGAAGTTTATTTAGACACATATTTACAAAAGTTTATTGAATCGAATTTCGGGGGAGGGTCAAACCCCCCACGACGGTAGCTTTGGGGCTATGTGACATATTTCATAATTTTTAGCGAAATTATAAAGTGTAAATGCCAAAATTATTCCATCATTTTCCCGAAATGGGGGATGTGTGGCAGAGCCCCCCACGACGGTAGCAAAGAAATTTATATAAAATTTAGCAAAAAATAAAGGGGTAACATTGCCCTAATGGGGGGGCTCCGGGGGCTTGCCCCCGATTTAATAGATTAATTCTTTAAATTTTTTTCTTTAGCAATAATATAACAATGGGAGGAGGTTTAATGCAACTCGTAGCTTACGGCGCACAAGATGTTTACTTGACGGGCAACCCGCAGATCACCTTCTGGAAGGTGACCTACCGTCGCCACACCAACTTCTCCATGGAGTCGATTGAGCAGACGTTCAACGGTCAGGCTGACTTCGGTCGGCGTGTGACCTGCACAATCTCGCGCAATGGTGATTTGGCTTACCGCACTTACCTGCAGGTGACTTTGCCAGAAATCAACCAGGCGATGAAGAATACCAGCGGCGCCAGTGCTGGTGTCTGGGCTCGGTGGCTCGACTTCCCGGGGGAGCAGATGATTTCCCAGGTTGAGGTGGAGATTGGTGGTCAACGTATTGATCGGCAATATGGTGACTGGATGCACTTGTGGAACCAGCTCACGCTCTCCAAGGAGCAGGAGCGCGGTTATTTCAAGATGATCGGTAACACGACTCAGCTGACCTTCATCACTGACCCGTCGTTCTCGGCTGTGGATGGTCCTTGTGCCTCCACTGCGCCCACCCAGGTGTGCGAGCCCCGCAATGCGCTCCCGGAAACGACCCTGTATGTGCCGTTTCAGTTCTGGTATTGCCGCAACCCGGGTCTTGCTCTCCCTCTGATTGCCCTGCAATACCACGAGGTCAAGATTAACTTGGATATTCGCCCGATTGATGAGTGCCTGTGGGCCGTCGGCGACCTCACCTTGGGTGATGGTTCCAGTGGCCGTGTGACCTCGGCTTACAATCAGTCCCTCGTCGCTGCGTCCCTCTACGTCGACTACGTCTTCTTGGACACGGATGAGCGCAGACGGATGGCCCAGAACCCGCATGAGTACCTGATTGAGCAGCTCCAGTTTACTGGTGATGAGTCGGTCGGTTCCTCGTCGAACAAAATCAAGCTGAACTTTAACCACCCCTGCAAAGAGTTGGTCTTCATTGTTCAGCCCGATGCCAACGTTGACTACTGCTCGTCTTTGACGGCCGGTACCAACTTGTTCCGCACGCTCGGCGCCCAGCCCTTCAATTACACCGACGGGATTGACGCTCTGCCCAACTCCATCATGGCGTTCGGTGGTGCAAGTGAAGTGCGTGGCGACTTTATCAATGGCTCTGGTCTCTTCTATGACCCCGGCGCCGTTGATGTGACCATCGGTCAACAGTGGGGTTTGCCCGCTACCGGTGGTGGTCAAGGAACCGTCTATCCTGCGCTTGGTGCCAGCAACGCAGGCCCTGCTTCAGGTGTGTCGGATGCCGGGACGTTCGTCTTGACCGAGACGTCGCTGGACCTCCACTGCTGGGGTCAGAACCCCGTTGTGACTGCCAAGCTGCAGCTCAACGGCCAGGACCGTTTCTCGGAGCGTGAAGGAACTTATTTCGACCAGGTGCAGCCCTACCAGCACCACACTCGCGCCCCGGACACCGGTATCAACGTCTACTCGTTCGCTCTCCGCCCGGAGGAACACCAGCCCTCGGGCTCGTGCAACTTCTCGCGCATTGATAACGCCACGCTCCAGCTGGTGTTGTCCAATGCCACGGTGCAGGGAACCAGCACGGCGAAGGTCCGCGTGTATGCGGTGAATTACAACGTTTTAAGAGTTATGAGCGGCATACTTCCATCCTGTGCCGAACAGTTGGCTGCCTATTTAGTTATTTGCTTACTAAATTGGATAAACAGTGTAAAGCAAATATGTGTCTACAATTACGTAAATACATTATGTAACCAGCTAGTCTCTATCTGACTATCAGATGAGG